CGCCTTAATCGCGTGGCATCGTGTCCCCCGAGAAGAAGCCCGGAAGCCCCCCCCCACGGCTTTATCGTAAGTGTCGGCCGATTCGATGAGGATTTCGCTCATCATGCCGATCAAGCCGACCTCCCTCCCCAATTGCATCCTGACGAGGAGATGCTGGCATCCTTCCGGAATCGTGATCTCGGAGTCCACCGTGAGGGTTTGCCCGTCGGCGACCGGCTTGTTCAGCAACTGCTTCCACGAGGAGTTGACGCTGCTGTAGACGATGAAATTGGCGGCGGCCTTCTGCGCGGATACCCTGGCGTGCACGTGATACGTGCCAGCCGGTGGGATGAGGCCGCCCACCAGTGAGAATTGTCCGAAATTATCGCCGGTCGCGGTGCTGGTGACTCTGAGCCAATTCTTATTGTCGGCGACCACAACAGCTTTTGCTGCGCCATTGTTGATTTCCGCGGAGAGTTTTCCGGTGATGAGCGGGTCGGGGAACCAGTTAATCCTCTGCATTCTCGTCTCCCTTCACGCTTTCGAGCACATCCTTGGGGATCAATTTCATGGCCGCGTTGAGCTGACTGGTCAGGATCGCGATTTGTTTGGTGAGAGTGCCAATCTGTTGCGAGAGCTGGTCGATGACCTCGTTCGCGTCGGCTGGAATCTGAGCCAAAATAAGTCTCCTTTTAATGCGAAACCCCCACAATCCGCGTGGATTGCAGGGGTTGAAAAAAATAAGTGAAAAGCAGTGGTTAGTCTGCGGCGGTCATCGTGTCGATACGCGTCACGGCCTTCAATTCGTCCAAGGTGAGGGTGCGGCCGAGATTCGTCTTCACGTCCGTCAAAGTGACGGACGTGCCCGTATCGTCGAACGTGGCCAGCACGCCACGCTGGTAGTCGCGCCACGATTCGACGGTGCCGTCAGCGCTGGAAAACTCCAATCCCAATCGGCACAATTCCGCGCGCACCGACTCCTTCGGCGGACGCAAATCAAGCACGCCAGACGGCTCAGAGGGCGTCACGGCAGGCGCGGTATCGGTATCGGTAGTGGTCTCAGTGGTCACATCGGCCATAATCAATCTCCTTAATTCTGTTGGTTTTGTCTTGGCATGAGAGATTCATAGAAACGTTCCTCACACTCGTCCAAATCGGCACGCATGTCGCCGGTGGCGAAAAGCCTTCCGATGGCCTTGGCGTCCACGCAATTCGTGTCGATGCCGGTGGTCGGCGTCGCATCGGCCGCTTCACCCGACAGCATGGCCGCCTGGACGGCGGAATCGGTTTTGTTGGTTATCGGCGGCAGGCCCAAAGCCGTCCTCGTCCGGTTGCGTGCGGCCGTCATCGGATCGTCCTGCACCTCGCCGCTGTCGGACATCATGGACACGGATTCCGCCGCGGTATCCGACAAGGCCGCCTCCAAGCCCTCATAGGCGGTCGTGTACGCGTTACGCCCGGTCTGCGGATCGTACGAGCCGGCCGATTCCCTTGCCTGCATCATGGCCGCGCACGTTTCCGCGACGCTCGTCGTGCCGAGCAGCGCCCGCCATGCGGCGATAGCGTCCATGCCGCACACAAGCCCCCGCTCGCCTTCCGTTTCCGCTCTGATGACGAGGTTCCCGTCCTCGAAAACCGTTTGCAAAACATGCCTCCTTTATTTGGTCAGCCAGGCGATGGCGTTGACGTACATGTCGCCATGGAAGGCTCCGTTTCCGGCGTTGTACCCCATAACCTGCATCGACCCAGCGCCGCCGGTGTTGCACACGTGCATGAAGATCGACCCCCAGTTGAGGTCGGAATTGCAGACGCCGTAGTATCTGCCGTATTTCGCCGGCGTCCATGACCACGTGGTCTGTGGCACGGTGTAGTCCGCGGTTAGCGTCGCGTTCTGGTAGATGCGCCAATTGGTGCTTTGAAACGTGAAACGGCTTGTGATGCCGCCAAGATAGCCGCCGAGGTAGAGATAGCCTGCGCTGATGTCGGACACCATGCCGATTTCGCCGTTCGCGTCGGATGCGGTGCAGTACGCGCGGGCCTTCGCGCCCTGCGAGTGCACGCCGACCTCGCACAAGCTGCCGGAATCACTGCGCACGTTGAGATACGCGCTTGCACCCGATCCGCCGACACCATGCATGGTGAGCCATGAGGAGCTTTTTTTCGACAAGTCGGACTCGTCATAATTCGTGTCGGCGTGCAGATACACTTGTGACGTGACGCCGCTGCCGGTGCCGCCTTTCGCACGAGGCTTCGATTTGAGACTCATGAAAGCAGCGGGGTCGTTCTTGCTCACGTATCCGCTCCACAAGTCCAATTCGCTCATCAAGCCGACCTGATTCGATTCGATGAGCGACGCGACCGTAGGATAGTTGTAATATGCGATCGAATCCTTGTACGCCAAAAACTCCAATCCGTCACCGGTAAAAGTCTCCGACCCGGCAATCGCGTGCGACTTGTAATCCGGACTGATACGCACCCTGTGCCCGCTCGTGCGGGTCTGGAAGGTGCCGGTCAGCACATTCGACTTGCCTTCGCCGTCAAGATAGACGGTGCGGTTGTGGCTGGAATCCCACATTTGCAATGCGGTCGAGTTGAGCTTCATTCCGGTGTTCGCGGCCTCGGAGCTTTGGAAGACGGCGCCGGTGAACACGTAGCCCTTGAACTGGCCTGCCGCCACCTTGTCAGACGTGATAGTGCCAGCCGCGATTTTGACAGCCGTCACCGAATTCGCCGCGAGCTTGTCAGCGGTGATGGCACCAGTCACAATCTTGGACGCATTGACCGAATTCGCAGCCAGCTTGTCCGCGTTAACCGCGTTGGCGGCCAGCTTATCGGTCGTGACAGCATTGGCGGCGATGTCGGACGCCTGAATCTTGTGGACGTTGAGCAGCGCCACGGTCATGTCCTCGGTGACCTTGAGCTTGCCCGTGGTCACGGAATTGGCCGCGATCTTGTCGGACGTGATGGCCAGTGCGACGATGTTCCGAGCCTGCACCGAGTTGGCGGCGAGTTTCGCGGCGGTCACCGCGTCAGCCACCAGCTTTTCAGTGGTCACGCTGTTAGCTGCGAGCTTGTCCACCGTGATGGCATTGGCTTTGACCTTCTCGGCGGTCACGCTATCGGCGGCGAGATGCTTCGCGGCCACCGTCCCAGCAGCGAGGATGTTGTTCGCCACGAGGTCGAATGGCTCGAAGCGCGTACCATCCCAAGTCAACACTTCCACCACGCGGTCAGCGAGCGGCACCAAGACGCTTGGTGAAGCGTTCGGCGTTCCCTGCCAATAGGTGTAAAAGTCGGCCAGCATGGACGGCGAATTGTTCTTCTCGCCTTTCCACCTCGTCCAATACTTTTGCGTGCGCCACCACATGTCGCCCGGCTTCAGACCGTCATGATTCGGTTCGTCGGGGCCACGGTAGATGAGGTTCTTGCCGTCGGCGGTTGTCTGCGCCTTCTTGGCTGCGGCCTGAGCCTGATTAGCCTGAGAAGCCGCGTTGGCGGCAGCGGTCGAAGCCTTGTCGGCGGTGGCTTGAGCGGTCTTGGCCGCATCATTCGCCTTGACGGCGGCGTTCGCCGCATCGGTCGCGGCCTTGTCGGTCACAGCAACCCAAGCCGACCCGTTCCACCTTTTCGGCGTGTTCGCGCCATTCGTGGTGTCAATCCACAAGGTCGAAGCCTTGCGCATCGACGTGGCCGGTGCCGTGCCCTGGATAAGCACGTCGGCCTTGCCGTTAGCCACGCCAGCTGCGGCTGCGGCAGCGGTATTGGCCTTCTGCGCTGCATTGGCCGCATCGGTTGCGGACTGAGCCGCACTATCGGCGGTGGCCTTGGCCTGAGTCGCCACGCTCGACGCATTGGCAGCGGTGGTCTTGGCATTGGCCGCATCCGTCTTCGCGGCGGAAGCGTCCGTCTTAGCCGAAGCCGCGTCGGACTTGGCGGACTTGGCGGACTCATTGGCGGTGTTCGCCAGCGTCTCCGCATTGCCAGCGGTCTTCTTCGCGCTCTCGGCGGCGGTCTGGGCGGCATTGGCCGCGTCCTTGGCCTGACCGGCGGTGGCGGTAGCGCTCTTCGCGGCAGTCTGAGCCGCATTGGCGGTATCCTGTGCGGTCTTCGCCGCACCAGTGGCCGTGTCAGCCGTGCCCTGAGCGTTTTTCGCGGCGGCAGCGGCGTTCTCAGCAGCCTTCTTCGCGTCAGTGGTCTTAGCCGCATTATCCGCGATATCCGACTTCGCCTGAGCGATTTCGTCGGCATTGCGCTCCACGTCGGCATAGCCGAGATGGTTCCACGCGGCACCATCCCACACCAGCGTGTCGATCACGCGATCCGACAGCGGCACGAGCACGGAAGGAGAATTATTGGCTTCGCCCTGCCAGTAGGTGTAGAAGTCAGCCAAGAGCGACGGCGAGGCATTGGGCGTGCCTTTCCACCTCGTCCAATATTTCTGGGTCTTGAGCCACAAGTCACCGACAATCAGATTGTCCTTCGGTTCGTCCGGCCCACGAAACGTATGGTTCTTGCTGTGGGCTTCGGCATACGCCTGCGCCGCCGACTCCTTCGCCTTGCTGATCTCGCCATTCGCGGTGGTCAGGTCGCTCTTGGTCTGCGCGATATCCTTCCGGGCCTGTGTCAGGTCGGTCTGCGCCTGAGCGAGCGACTTGGACGCCGCGTCAAGATTAGACTTGTTGGCTTGGATGTCCTTCTGCGCCTGATCCAGCTTCGCGGTGTTATCCTTCAAAGCCGTCTGATTGTCAGCCAAATCCTTCTGAATCTGCTTGACCTCTTCAGGCGAGACAGCAGAAGCCACGGTCACCGAAGCGATGGCGGACCAGTCGGAGCGATTGCCCGCATGATCGACGGAGCGCAAGGCGTAGGAGTGCTGGGAGCCTGCTTTCAGGCCGGTCACGAGATAATCGCCCGGGCCGGACTGCGTGGCGCTGATGACGGTCATGCCGGCCGCATTGACGCCCTCGCCGACCTCGACATGATCGAAGTCCGATTCCATCGACGCGCCAGTGCTTGTCCTGCCATCCCAGTGGACGGTCACCACGCCAAGCTCGGACGACAATACCGGCTTCGACGGTACGGAGCATGGCGTCGTATCCGACTCCACAGTTGCCACCACGACGGCCGACCATTCGCCAAGCTTGTCCGAATACGTCGGCACAGCCCTGACGCGCACCTCGATTTGCGTGCCGCAATCCAAGACTCCGAAACCGAGCTGCGTCTTGTCAGTCGTGCCGGCGGAATGCCAGGGCGCGCCATCCTTGTGCAGCTTCCACTCGACCAAATAATTGGAGATCTCGATGGCTGTGTCATTCGTGGCCTGCGTGACCGCACTCCACGAGGCTGTGGCCAGACCGTGGGCGTACCCGTCCGAACCAATGTAGGCGTCCGTCTGCACCACAAGCCCAAGCGGGGCCTTCGGTACGCGATGGTCGCGATCGGAAGAGGCGGTCGTGCCGCCCTCGCTGCCGGCCAATGCGGCACCGCCGGTGATGCCTTTGATTTTCTTCGCCTGACGCACGGAAGCGTCATACTTAATATCATTCAGAGCGATTGAGCAGGATAAGCCCTCGTTCTGGCGCATGCTCAGGTCGATTTCCTGCACGCGCACCTTCTCGCCGTGAGTGACTGTTGGCGCGGTGATCCAGTCGCCCGCGTGGAAGTCGATGAGCGGTAGATCATCCACGCCGGAAGTCACCAGATCGCGCGTGTACTGGCCGCGTACCCTAGCCGCATCATCAAGCGTGGACTGCATGAATGCCTGCGCGGTATCCTTATCGGACACGCCACCCTGCGAGCTATAGGATTCCCACTTGCCCCAAGGCGTCGGAGCAGCCGGATTGTCCATGCGAAAAAGCAGATTATTGTCACCCTCGACAAGGATGGTTGATGCCAGGTCGGCGATGGACTCCTCGAATGGGGCTTCGCTGATGTCACGCGCCAATTGCAGCACAATGCTCTCGCTCAGGTCACGGCTCAAGGCGGTGCTGTCCGCATTCCAAAGCTTGAGTACCCTGCCGCTTGTGCGCCAGTCGCAGCCGCCACCATTGACCAGGGCGTCCAGGATGGTCTGCAAATCAGTGCCGAGCGAATAGTACAGAGTGTACTTTTTTGCCCAATTCCTGCCAGCCGCGTCCTTGGCCGTGTCGAAGCCCAAGGTCAGACCAGTGGCCACGCCACCACGCTGACGATTTTCGTCCAGCAAAGTCTTGAGAATCGTGCCCGGATTAGAAGAATAAAAAGGCCTTTTACCCTTGTTATCGCCATCGGCGATGAGGTGCGACGAATCATTGTTTTCGGCCTTGGACAGCAGCCAGCCAATCGACTGACCGGAATAAGTGATGGTCTTGGTACGGTCATCCGTCTTGCCGGAGCGGCCCGTGATGACGAATCGCGCATTATCCGGCTCCTTGAAGCCATTACCGTCCGACACTTCCACGGCCACTTCCAGGCCATCGGTCAGCTCACGGTCGAACGCCTGCGCGTCACCGGACAGCATCGAATACTCGATCGAGATGGCGCCGTCATCATCGTGGAGCATCGACGCGCTGAAGCTAACCGGCTCCGCAAGGACGCCGATTCGCTCGCCGAAAGGACGATAGGCCACGAGACGAGCATGAAGGGACTTTGCCATGAATCACTCCCAAGATTGCAAAAACCGGCATGTCACCTTGTCGGCGCTGCCGGTCTGTTTGATTGCGAGGCGATAATCGCCGGAATCGATTGCGGGCCACACCTGCAGTGGCTCGGTGGTCCAGTCGACGCCATTCGATGCGTCCGTACCACCGGACCATGCGTCGGCATTGGCCGCCGTCCACGCCTTGCGATTGGCCACATCGATAAAGAGATAAGGTCGTGAGGCGTCACGCTGGCCGCCCCACATGAGATTCGTTCCACTCACCGGATCTGAAATGGTCACGCCAGTGGCGGCACCGAAGCGCAATACCAGCGTGGTGATGGGCGCGTCCGACAGCCAGCCGTCGGGAAGCGTGTCGAAAAGCATGGACGGCGAATTGTTCGGCAGTCCTGTCCAGCGTGTCCAATACCCCTTACCGCTCGGCTTCGAGACCCCGCCCGGCAGCAGCCTGCCACCCGACGCGGCCAACGTCACCTCCTGCCACTGCACGCCACGCCAAAACACGTCCGGCAGTTGGAAAACGGCGGTCATGACGCGCAGATCACGGAACGGCCTCTCATCATCGTCCGGCTCGCAGCTCGTGCACACCGCTCTCGTGACCATGCTGCGCGAATAGCCGTCATCCGTTGTCTCCGTTTTGCCGAGCGTGAGCTTCGACGCATACAGGCACATGACGCGGAAGCGTGCGATCCGCGAATCGGAATCCGCACCCCACGCCGCCACCTTGACTGTCAGCTCCGGAGCATCCAACACCGGAATGGACGAGCCGACGATGAAGCCGTGCCGTCCTGGCACCTGCACGGTGTCAACGATCGGCGACAGCGCCGTGTAGTGCGTCGTGCCGACAAGCACGCGCATCCGCTCGGAATCGAGCGGCTGGCCGTTGAGAGAATAGCTGACCTTCATGCGCGAAACCTCCCAATCACCATTGCGGCATGGCCGCTGTCTGCAACTTCTGCTGCGTGGAAATGCTCGTCGGCGCGATCGCCGGATAGTTGAACGTCTGCGTGATGTTCGTCACGCTCCCACCATTGCCGTAAGCTGCAGCGTTAACGCCACGCGAGGCGTTGGCGACGCCGACGGAATACGAGGCGTCCTGCGAAGGCAGAATGCCAGTCAATCGTCCGGCCGCCTTCTTCACCTTCGACGCGCTCTCGTCAATGCCGACCGCCATGCCCTCGCCGATCATCTCACCGACCTGATCGCGGAACACGCGTGACGGAGAATGGATGCCAAGCCTGCGTTTCACCCAATCCAACGCGTTCGTGGCCGCGTTGACAGCGGCAGTCACGAGCCTGCCTGCCGCGCCTGCGATGCCGGTCGCGATTCCGGTGATGATATTCAGTCCGACGCTACCCCAGTTAACCGATGTGAAACCGCGCATGATCTGGCCGACCATGCCGGGGATGGCGCCGATAAGCCGTGGAACCGACGAAATGAAACCGTTGGCCAGTGCGAAGAGCAGCTGTACGCCAGCCTGCAGGATCTGCGGGAGACGATTGATGATGCCACCGACCAGTTGTCCGATAAGGATCGGAGCCTTGCCTACCAAGTCCGGCATGGCGTTGATGAGGCCCTGCGCCAGTCCGAGGATAAGCTTCAAACCGCTGTCGATGATCTGCGGCAGGTTGTTGAGGATGCCTTGCACGAGGTTAAGGACGGCGTTGATGCCGATAGGGATGAGCTGCGGCAACTGGGCCGACAATCCATCCAGCAGCGTCGTCAGCACGGTCACCGCCGTGGACGCGATCTGAGGCAATGCCTGCACGATGCCCTGCAAGAGGTTCGTGACCATCGTCAATCCGGTTTGCAAAAACGACGGCAGGGTCGACGTGACCCACAATTGGAACTGGGCGAGCAGCTGGGGCAGGCTCGTCGAGATCCATGTCGTCGCGCTGGTCAGCAGCATCGTGCCGAGCTGTCCCAACGCTCCGAGCACTGGCGGAAGGATCTGCATGACCAGTGCCGGCAGCGTGCTGCCCAATGAGGAGAACAGTTGTGGCAGTGCGGCGGTGATGCCGGTGATGATCTGCGCGATGCGCGGACCCACGTTCTCGATGACCGTGCCGACCGAATCTACCAGCTGCTTGGTCAATCCGTTGATGTCGGCATTGTCCTTGCCGAGCTCCGCCAGCCAGTTCTGCCATGCGGCCTTCATCATGCCGACAGAGCCCTCGATGGTTGTCGCGGCCTCCTTGGCGGTGGTGCCGCTGATGCCCATCTGCTCCTGCATGATGTGGATCGCCTGCACCACGTCGGAGAACTTGTCGATGGACAGGTCGCCCATCTCCCCGTTCGCCTGCTTGACCTTGTTCGCGTCCTGGATCAGACGCTCCATCTCGGATTTCGTTCCGCCGTAGCCGAGCTTCAGATTGTCGAGCATGGCGTAGTTGCCGCGCGCCAGAGACTGGTAGGTCTGTTGGATGGACTCGATGTCGGTGCCCATCTTGTTGGCGTTGTCCGACATGTCGACCATGGCGGTGTTGCCGAGTTCCGCGGCCTTCGCAGTGTCGCCGCCGAGCGAGCTGATCAGCGAGGCGGAAAAGCTCGTGACCTGCGTCATGTACTCGTTGGCGCTCACTCCGGCTGTCCGGTACGCTTCCGCCGCGTATTTCTGCACGGTGCCCGAAGCGTCCTTGAACAGCGTGTCCACGCCGCCGACGGCCTGCTCGTATGTCGCGTATGCGTCGAGAGCGCTCTTGCCGACGCCAGCCAAAGCCGCGACGGCGGTGCCGACGCCAGCCAGTCCGACCGTGGCGACGCCCTTCAGGGCGCCGACGGCCTTGCCCGACATGGAGCTGATCGCATTCCATGCGGTGTCTGCGCCGCTTTTGAGCTTGGAGCCTATCGCCGACGCGGCACTGCCGGCGGCCCCTGGAATCTGCGACAGCACGCCGCCGACCGCGCCGCCGACGTTGCCGAGATAGCCGCCGATGGCATTGCTGACGTTTTTGAAAGGTGCTGGTATCCTTGCCGCGATGGCCGAGCTCATCGACGAGAACTTTGCCGACAATGGCGCGGTAAGACGTGACGCGGTGGATTGCATGGCAGCGCCGGCAGCGCTCATGCCGTCGCGGGCTTTCGTGGCGATGCCGGAGAACGCCGACGTTGCTGCGTTTTTGACCCGTCCGAACGCGCCGGAGACCGGCTGGACGATGGTCGCGCCAAGATTCTTGAACGCCGATCCAAGCGAACCACTGCTGGAAGCGAGATTGTCCTGCGCGTCCTTGAGCGCCTTCTGCGCATCCTTCAACCGGTTCTCGGCCTGCGTCGCCCGGTCGGTCATGGTGGACAGCTTCAATCGAGCCTGTTCGAGCCTGATGGTCGCGGCCTCGGCCTGCGTGCTGCCCTCACCATGCTTGGCGATGGCATTGGCGACGCTCTCCTCGGCGGCACGCACCTGATTCGCCGCCGCCTTCTGCTGGAGCATGGCCTGACGGTATGCGGCCGTGGATTTCGCCACGTCACGCTCATAGGATTTCAGCACGTCAGCACTGAAATCGTTCGCCGACTGCTTGAAACCGGTTTTGAACGCGTGTCCGAACAGTCCGCCGCTTTTGCCGCCGTTCATGCTCGAATCGAAAGCCTTCGACGCGGCCTTGCCGCTCGCGCCGACCTCCTTGTTGACCACGCTGCGGAAACCCTTCATCGAGGGGAACACGCTGATGTGCGCGGAACCAAGTTCGCTGCCGAACGCCATGCGGCACCTCCACTATTCAGTTATTCAGTCTTCGTAAAGAGTCCGGAAAACCGGGCTCATGCCCTTGGTCTGTTCGCGCAGCCGCTCACGCTCGGCCTTCTCCCTATCCGCCCGCAATCGTTTCGCAAGCGAATCGAAAGGCTTCGGATACTCGTCGCTGCCAAGCGCGTAGACGACCGGTATCTCACCCCACCGGACCGGATAATCCAAGCCGTTGAGCTCCGCGCCCGTGTAGGATGACGGATCGCCGATAATCTGCTCGAGGAGCGCTATCGCGTCGCCGTAGCGGAGCCTGCCGCCAAGATCGGCCTGCAGACTCCACCCATGCGCCGTGAAATCGGCTCGGATCACGCTCCCGTGTTCGGCGAGCTGGCGGGAAAACCATTGGATTTTCCCAGTGAGGTGCCCTGCGCGCGCACCACCGCGTCGCCATAGTCGGACAGGAGGTTGAACACGACCTGCACCGGTTCGCCGTTCAGCTGCTCCGCCTGCTTGTCGCCAGCGAAGGCGCTCAGCATGCGCTTGAGCTGTTCGACGCTCTCCGTATCATCGGACGTGTTCGAAAGTCTCGTGAAATCGTCGATGCTCATCGACAGTGGAAGCTTGTACGTGCGACCGCCGGGCACGAGCGCCCAATACACATCGCCCTTGATGATGTGGCGCACCTTGTAGTTTTGCGCGATGGAGGCGAACGCCTCCTCATCGTTTTTTTCCGTCCACTGGTCGAAATCCTCGACGGTCGGTTTGAAGTCGGTGGAAGTTGAAGTCATTGTCTTGTCCTATCTGCTTTTCGCCTGCCTGCCGTGAAAAAAGAAGATTCCCGGACCGCGCAGACAGGCGAGATAGACGGTCCGGGAAGATTTTCGTCCGCCGGTCAGGCGGCGCGTGCGGTGACGGTGACAGTCAGATCGGGTGAGGTCACGCCGTCGTATGTGGCGTTGATCCTCGCGCTCCCGGCCTTGACGGCGGTGAGCGTGCCGCCATCGACGGTCGCCACGCCTGCATCCTTGGACTTGAATGTGGCCTGTCCGGTCACGTCCACGGTGGTCTTGTCCACATGGGTGGCGACGGCCTTGAGCGCGAGCTTCGCGCCTTGGACGACCGACGGCCTCGTATTGCCGTCAGCCGAGGTCACGGCCACCGCCGTCACGCTTTTGGGTCGTACCAGCTTTCGATCCAGCGGGTGTTCGGATGCTCCGCATCCACATACAGCGGATCCTTCATCCATTCGACGGTCAATGCTCGCCCTGTGACCGAGCCACGCTCCTGCTGGTCCGGCTCGTTGCCGGTGACCTGCATGACGCCGGCACGACGGTGCACACGACCAGTGTCGAAAGTCTCCTCCTCATACACCATCCACTTCGCATCCTGGATGATGTCGGCCACGTGGTAGACGCCCTGGGCGTCCGGCTCGCCGATGGTGATCTTGCGGGTCAGCGCGTTGTTTTCGGCCGGGCTGAAAGTCTGCGTGAGGCTGGTCGCTAACGGCAGCTTTTTGTAACCGTCCTGCAAAAACTCGATGGGGTCGTCGCCGTCGCGCGAATCCTGGTTGCCGCCGTCGGACTTGACGAGTCCGATGCATGCGGTCGACCGATTGTAGGCGGCCGGAAGTTCCGGCGTTGCATTGCTGGGTGCGATCATCTCCGGCGTGATTTTGTTTTCGGTGGAGTACGGGACGATCATGATGGCTGCGGTGACGAGCGCCTCCACCTGTCCCAGATCCATGCCTTGACTGTCTTTGGCCATGGCGTTTCCTTTCTTAGGGTTGTCTGATTCCGGCCGTCGAATATTCGGCGGTCATGTAGTAGTGGCACCATGCCGCGTCCTCTCCGACCGGGTACGGGCCGTTGCATCCGTCGGGCACGACGGCGCAGATGCGGCTGCCTTCGGCGAATCCGATGAGGATGCCGGGCTCTCCGGTCAGCACGCCGTACACGCGGGCCGCCAGATCACGGCATGGTTTCGTATCGTTGCGCGTCCATCCGAGCACGTTGACGCCTATCGACCTGTCGAACGTCACGCGGTTGGCGGATTGCGTGCCGCCGTCATCACGCACGACCACGAGCGGATAGGAACCGTCGTAACCGTCAGGGATACGGTTTCCGACCTGCAGGCCGGGGATGTCCGTGATGTTGGAGCGCAGCCATCCGGTGAGGAATAGTTCGAGGTCGGGTGGGATGACGCTTGCCATCAGACCCTCGCCTTCTTCAGCGCCTTGGCCAGATTGCCGGTCTGCGCCTCCACGAGCAGGGTCTTCAGGTCGTGGCCGACGACCATGACGGTCGTTCGGTGCTCCCTTTTAACCTCCTCGATTCCAAGTCCGTCGCGGTATGCGCCGGTATCGACCGGAGCGGACGCCTTCGCGTAGGCGAGTGCCCTGTTCGCGGCCAGCGTGGTGAGCGCCTTGACTCCGGCGCTATTGAGAATCTCGTCGAAAAATTTCTGGTTGAAGTTGACCGATATCCTGCTTTTCGCCATTTGTTCAGCCCTTTCTCTCCGTCAGACGGCATTCCAAGGTCGGACGCCAGCCGGTGAATGCGTTCGCGTCCTTCGAGGGGAATCCGTCGACTTCCCACAAGCGTCCGTCGTCGGGGTCTGCGCGGATCCGGTCGCCGATTTTCACGTCGGCTGTCGGATCAGGGATGGTGAGGTACGCCGTTGATTCGGTTTGTGTGTCGAGCGTGTCCGGCGTGCGGATGCTGGAGCTGGATGAGAGGGCGCCCATGATGGCGAGCTCGTCCGGAGGCACGCTCCAGTCTGGCTCGTTCTGCGCCGGATTGTACGGGTTGGCCTTGCGTTTGGCGCGCAGTCGCCGCCACTTGGTCACGCCCGGCATACGCCATCCGCCGCCACCGGCATTCATGTCGTCAAGCAGGCTCATGGCAATCCTCCAAGCCTGTAGGGTTTGAGCTTGTCCTTCTCCGCCTGCATGAGCGACACCACGTCGAAGCTCGCGCTGGAGCCGTTGGTGGACTGCGAGGTGACGAGCCCGACCGGACTCATGCCAGCTCGCTTCGCGGCGCTGATGAGCACCTGCTGCACGTCCGGCGCGTCATCATAGCCGGCATGGATCGCGTAGCGGATGGCCGCAACACCGACCGGGAAACCACCGGAAAGCGACTCCACAAGACCCGTCTCAGGGTCATATGCATAAGCCAGCTTGTTGCCGTCGCGGTCGGTCAATGATTCGATGCTCGTCACATGACGGGCGGGCAGTCGAATAACCGTGCCGCCGCGAGAGTTGATGACTCCGCTGAGAGCCACGTTCGGCATGACATGCCAACCGCATTCACGCCTGATCGCCGACTGCGCGGCCTTAAGCCGAAACTGCGCGTCATCCTCGAAAGCCGAAGGGTCGGCAATCATGTCAGGAATCACATTCACATCACTCATGCCGACCTCCACGCTTACTCTGCAGCCATCAGGCCAGCCGCAATCAGAGAATTGACCAGGGCGTCGAATTCGCTCTTGGTTGGTGTGGCGCCGGCGGCCAAAGCCACATGCGTTGCAGGCTCCACTGCAGCGCTGCCAATATCGGTCGGCTTGCCGTTGGCCCCGACGAAGACCACATCGGCCACGTTGGCATTCGGGTCAAGTTTCGCCGCCGAGGCTGGAATCACTCGAAACTGTCGAGCCATATCACGTCTCCTTACTTAAGGGTCAGCTTGACGAAAGCCTTCGGCTTGCGCACGGCCAAAGCCACACGCTCCTTGGCGCGAATGGTCACCAGATCGGAAATGAAGTCGGTGTCATTGGAGTTGGTGGCCTCCACAGCGACTCCGCCCTTGCGGTAGAAGGTCGCCGCACCCTTGAAGGAGCCGACGATAGCCGTTCCTGCAGCGACCGCCGGCGTCACCACCGTATTCAGGCCCCACAGGGACGGCGTGATGTTCAGAGCGCCGCCATTCACGCCATAGAAAGGACCACCGCCGATGAAATTGCCATCATTGTCCTTCTTCAGGCGAATCGCCTCATAGTCGGTCGGATTGATAACCAGGGCGTCAGGCATCATGCCGGTGTCGGTGGATATCATCGACTGCGCGTGCAGGATTGCGACATCATTGCCTGCATCGGTGGCCTCGTAGGTCTGAATGCCGTCGCGATTCAGCAGGCCATTGATGTTCTTGCCGGTGCCGTCGCCGTTGAGCAGCTGCTTCTCCTCGGCGATGCTCAAGTTGTAGAGCAGACGTCCATCGATGTCGGACTTCAAGAAGGCGAGGTCGGTGATCATGTCACCGGACTCCTTGATGAAGCCAGCGATGGTGGACAATGCGTCGGTGTGCTCGGTCGCATTGGCGTAATGAATCTGACCGAATTCATCGCCTTCGCCGACGGTCTTAAAATCGCCTTCCTGAGCACCTTCCACGAAGTAGGTGATGGCCTGTCCACTAATAGCGCCGACACCGAAGAGGTTGGTGATGGTCGGACGGCGGTAGCCTTCCACGAAGTTCGGATCAACATAGGTCAGCAGGGGGCCGTACACGCCGGACGGACCACCGGTCACCTGAGTGTCGGTGTTGGCCTTGCGGTTCGGCACCCATTCCGGGGCGGCGATGGATGCGCCGGACACGCCCTTCATCCTCACCAGCTGTTCGCCGATGCTCTTCACGACGAAATCGCCAAGAGACTCGTAGGACGCGGCACCACTCTTCTGAGTGTTCGTCAGATTGTCGGTCAGCCCCTCGAAACGCTTGTGCACGGTGTCCAGCGTCTCGATGGAGTCCTGCAATTCATGCGCCTCCGCGTTCAGGCCCTTCAGCTTCTCAATATCGGAAGCGTCGAGATTATCCTCGCCCTTGGCCAGCACCGCTTCGATGGCGGCCTTGGTCTTGGCGAGACGATCATTGAAACTCATTTGGTCTCCTTGTTGTCCTTGCCGCCAGTGACCAGTTCACGGGCGGATTTGATTACATTCAGACGCTCGGCCTTCTCAGCTTCCGCGTCCCTACCCTTATCAGGGGCAAGCTTCTTATCATCCTGTTTCTCGCCGGTCTTGGAATCATCCGGCTTATCTTCATCGGAAGTGTTGGAATTGTCGGAATCAATGCCTTCCAACACCTCGTTCAGCGACGCCAATGCGGCACGAAGCTTCTCCTCGTTGGCGGAGCTGATGGCGCGACCTGACTTGACGGCCAGAATCTCGGCCTGCTGGTTCGCGGCTACCGGCACCACGCTGATCTCGAAAAGCTTGATCTGCTGGAATTCGGAATGGCCACCCCACGGGCCATCGCCCTTTTCCGTGATCCACGCGGTCTTCGTCGGCACGAAGCCGATGCTCATCTGATGGACCCTGCCATCCTTGAGCAGGTCGTAAGCCTGCTGGGCGGTCGGATTATCCTCGATATCGAGCTGGGCCGAGATGAGCAGGCCCTTCTCGTCCTCGACGGCGCTCAAAGTGCGTCCGATGATGTCGGTCGGCTTGCCGTCCTGATGGTTCCAATGGATCGGGATGCCGGCTCCGCCGGCGTAGTCCTTCTCCAAGGTCTCCGCGAAAGCGCCCTTGGCGATCACGTCACCCTGCAGGTCCTTGTTGCCGAAAGTGCTGGCGTAGCCGCTGAAAATGCCTTCGCCAGCGGAATCATCCAAGGATTTCACGTTGAATCTGAGCTGTTTGAGATTCACTGTCCTTCTCCGTTCACTGGATTGTTCTGTTGCGCGTTCTGCGTCCTGCCGCCATCCTGCGGGCTGGGCTGTCCGCCGGTTGCCACATTCAATGGCGTCACCAATTCGTCGCCACCATCAAGCTTCGGATAGTTGAGGATGCGCCGCGCCTCGTTCGTGGTCATGAAGCTGCGCCCCGTGGCCGTGCTGAGCGCCTGATACTGCTCGGAGAACGTGCCGCGAAGCTTCGCATCCACATTCGCTTCGATGTAGGCGTCCGGCTGGCCGAGCGCGTCAGGCAGCAGCAGATTGAGCGACTGTTCGAACGCCACGATGTACGGCATCAACTCCACATTCCACATCTGCTCCTTGAAGGAAGCGATGTTGGAATTCGTGCCACTGCGGAAGCCAAGATTCTCCGGCGCGATATGGAAGGCGTTGGCCACGTCTATGCGAATCCTGTCCCTCGCGTCGATGTCCTGCATGTCAATCGGCTTGAACGCGTCCACTGTCTTGATTTCCATGCCGTCGTTGAGCAGCGGCCAGCCACCGGCAAGATTTCCACCTGCCTTGTAGTTGCGCATGCCCTGCACGAATTCGTCCTGCGCCTCCTGCGAAGGCCACGGCATCTCCTTCGGACGGGAGATGTACGCCGGAATCTGACCGCCGTTCTTCGCTATCGCACGACGATATTCGGCCATCTCACGCGCCTCCGCCAGAAGCGGGGCGAGAGTGCCGGACACGGGAGAACCGCCGATGCCGGACGTGCTGTAGCCCACATCCAGCAGAATCTGCGGGTCTGGCAGTTTGAAGTACTGGCTTCCTTCCGGTTGTCCGGTACTGATCTGCACGCCGGTGATCTCATCAAGAGTGTTGCCGGAAAGAGTGAAATTCTGCACCGGAATACGCCGCAGCCACAATCTGCCGGTCTTCTTGTCGGCATCGAGCAGGCAGAGCCATCGGTCATTGAGCAGGCCATCGCAGAGCAGCGAGTAGAAGAATCGGTAGCGCGTCATGCCAGGAAGAACGCTCGGCTTTGCCATCAACTGCGCCAAATGGCTTGTCGTGTCCTCCACACGGTCACCGTCAGGCTGGCGAGTGTAGACCTTGAATGGCATGCTGGCGATATTCCGCGCGATATGGTCGATGACGGTGCGCACCGCCGCCTCTCGCTCGTAGACTCCGGCGCCGAACCAATCGATCGGCAGCTGCGCGACCTGCGAAATGTTGACTGACGATTCGGAGAACTTCTGGGCCACGGATACCGGGCTTTTCTTGAGCCATCTGGAAAAGAACCCCATGAAACCTCCTCACTGGGTCATACGACTGCGAAATGGGTCACGCTCGGCGCATATTTCGGTTTTTCGTTTTCGACTTGCATGGTCTCCAAGGCGTACAATGCTTCCGATTCGGCGATAAGGCCGCTGATCTGCAAAGCACTCTTAGCGCGATCCCACACCTCGACCTCACCGAGACGCCTTGTCACGGCCACGCTCACCTGCTGTTCGATGGCGGGCTGCGGCAGGTGCCGGAGCTTGCCTTCGCGCACGCGGTCGAGGAAGCGGCCACAGCATGCGCCAAGCCGGAAACCCTCGATGAGATGCACGTTCCAGCCTTTTTCGGTCAAGGGGTCGATGAAATCGACGGCCGGACAGCCCTTCGACTGCACGGCGATCTCGCAAATCGACGGCCAGCTCTCACGCAATAGGTCAAGAAAGTGCGGCACCCACAGCATGCCGTCACGACGCGCGATAAGCTCCACATGAGGCAGGCCATCGGCGCGTAGGCCAGCGGCGGCCACATACGTGGTCTGCCGGTCGGCCGAGGTGTCCACCGCCAGGACCACGCGGTTCTCGGCGGGTATGCAGGAAGCGCCATCGGTGCCATGCGCCCACAATTTCGGGTTGATGTAGGGCACGATGTCGGCGGTCACCCACTGGCACAAAACCTCGGTGCGGAAAGCAGCCTCGGTCATGCCATCGATATCGCTTCTGACACTGGCCACGGTCATAGGGCCATAGCCGAGCGACGGGTTAGCCTGGCGAATAGCGTCGGCATCATCCACCGGACACTTGTCAGGAGCGCTCCACTCAAAATAGCCGAACGATCCATCCTGCTCACCGGACAGGAACACGTCGGCCGGATTGCCACCGTCGTCGCTCAGACGAGTCCACTCGTCAACAAGCTTACGACCCTTGTCCACCTGCTTGCGAAGCGCGACGCTGCGATAATCGCCCGCATTGCTGATGCCCCACAATTGAGAGCTCCACACGGCCTTCGTGGTCTGACTGACGGCGTTCCAGCCATCGTCAGTATGCTGCTCACGCAACTCATCGAACACCACACGGGCAGCGCTCTTCGCGCGAATATTCTTATCCGCGCGGACGATATACCGCGCCTTCGAGCGGGTGATGATCGCCTCCTCGCCGTTCGTGTTGACGAATTTCTGCGTCATCGCGGCGAGATCCGGAATCACCAGATCCGCTTCCTCATCGGTCGAAGGCTGAGGATTGCACCACTCCTTGACCTGATTGTACGGGCCCTTCGCATTGTCCAACGTCTGCGCTGCGCCGACCACTAGAAACTTCACGGGCGGCACTCGGTCGGGATGCTTGTTGGAATCGACGAAAAGCCACCACGCGGCCAGCACGCCCATCAGCGTCGTCTTGCCATTCTGACGGGCCACAAGCACAATCACCTTACGAAAGCGATAGCTGCCATCTTCAAGCAATTCCAAAGCATGGACGAGCAGCCACTGCTGCCACGGATACAAATGCACGTGCAGCATGATCTCCGCAAACGCGATCACCGCGAACCCGTTGCTCGTCTCCTTCGTCAACGGGCGTAACGGCGGAGTGAAGATGCGCGGCAGGGTCACGCCGTGCCTCTCATCGTCGATGGCACCGAAAACCGTAAGATTCTCAGCCGCCATCGCAACCTCCTCAGCCGAACCGCTTCATGAAATCATCCATCGCGATAACCTTGTCGCTCTTCGCTTCCTCAGCCCTGACTTCGGGCTTCTGCCTGGCCGGACGCCCGACCTTCGCTGGAGCGTCCAAAGTCAATCCAAGAGACTGGCAGTATTTCAGGAAAGTCGGCAGAGTCACATTGTCGATCTTCCCGTTCTCGTCAACGAATCCGGTGACACTCAGGAAGTCAATCCGACCAGCCAGTACGCGGGCGGCCGCGACCACTGCGGAATTCACGGCCTTCAGCCCATCGGCGTTCTTCAACGAGCGCTCCAAAGCCTCCGCCACATTATGACTCGGGAATTTCGCCGACATGCTTCACCTCGAATCTGCAATCGCGCGCGCGACCCCCGGTCAATTTCGTCCGTCGGGGAGAGGAAGAGCAACCACGCGGGACGTCTTGCACCATCTCGTTGGTTTTACGATTTCACCGCCCCTACCCCGTCGGGTTTGGTTTCGAATGCTGTTTTGAATGCTTTGATTGCGTTTGTGAAGCGTGTGATGAGTTCGTCTGCGCTTGGTGGCTTGGGCGTGATGAGTGTGGTGTATGCGTCTCCGACCATGAAGGTGTTGACCTCGTTGTGGGTGACGTTGATCGGGATGTTGACGGTGAATGAGCTGATTGGGAATGTCTTGTCGCTGATTGTGGCGGTGAGCTCTAGTGTGACTGGCTGCTGTGGCATCATTGTCTCCTTGCTCATGCTGTCTTAATCCATTGCCTGCTTAGTGTTCCGATTGGCGCCGGCGGATCTTGGTTGCCTCTCAAGCGGTTGCAGCTGGTGTGGCTTGGTTTGAAGCCTGCCGGGTCGAATTGGAGTTCGGGATGCTTGCTGACGGGGAACATGTGGTCGAGGTTGAAGCTGTCATCGGTGGTGTTCTTCGTGGCCGCATAGTCGATTGGCATTCCGCATAGCCAGCAGACTGCATGCTGTGCCTTGCATTGGTTGAAGAATGCGGCCTTGTCTTTTTCGAATTGGCGGCTGGTCTTGCGGATTCTTCCTGGCATTGATTCACCGCCTTTGGTGCTTCGGGCTGGAGTCGAACCAGCGCGTGGTGTGGGATGCACTGTCTTTATCGTCACGGGCATTCGATTTAAAGAAGTAGGAAGCCATGGCCGGTAAGGTATCCGTCCTCTGGTATCTGTGCTATCCCTCGTGCTCTGCCGCTGAGCTACCGAAGCTTGATATGAATAATGGCCCAGCCCTTTCAGGCTGAACCATTTTACTACTGTACGACAGTATAGCATTTTAATTGTGACAGTCAAGCATGGCGGTTATTTCTCCGAGGTTGAACACGTACTCTCCTTTGTGTTTTGTCGGCGTGGCGTGGAGTTTGCCTCTGGTGAGCCATTGGCGGATCTGGTCGCTTGTGCAGTGGATGTCCATTTTGGAGAGGTATCTTGCGACTTCGACTGGTTTTCCGGTGTATTCGAGTTGCCAGAGTTTGTTGTCGCGGGTGGCTTTGATGGCTTGGACTCCGCCTTGCCATTTGCAGTGCGGGCATGTCCATTCGTCGGCCTGTGGCGTGCTGGTGGCTTGGTGGCCGCATTGTGGGCATGTGCCGATGATGACCATTGCCTCTTCTGGTGTCAAGGCCGTCTCGTTGCGTCGGCTGATGTGTTCCAGGGCTGCGTAATCGTCTGCTGCGGTGCTCATGCTGAGGATGGTGTGTTTGTTGGCCGTGATCTTCTTCCATGCCTTGTCCCACGGGAGATTGCTATAGCGTGCGTTGATTTTGCCCGCTTGTTCGGCGAGCCACGCTTCGGAATCGGTGATGAGGGCTTGCGCGTGCGTGTCGATTGGCATTGGTGCGCTGCCTCTGCTTGGCGTGTGGCCTGTGGGTCCGATGTGGGCCTGTTTGAGCATGATGCTTCGCAGGGCGGGCAGTTGGACGTGTCCGAGCTGTCTGATGAGCGCCCAATAATCTTCGCGGCAGCTGGCGCAGAGCATGTTCGCAGGCGCCGTTTTCATTTGCTTCTGGCAGTGCTGGCAGTTGGTCAAAGTCTGGTCTCCTTGTCGTGCTGGCGGATGATCGCGGCGATTTCGGCTTTCGGCACTTGCGGCACGAGCGGCGCGATCTCGTCGAGCGAATATCCGGCCTGATGCCACTTGATGATCATGTTTTCGAGGACTTTCTTGATTCTCATCGTGTTGTCTCCTTGTATGGGTTTTCGCTTGTATATTGCGGAAAATCGCATTCCTGGTCTTTCCAACCGGCCGCGTAGCCTTGCCGCCATGCCCAGGAGAGCTTTTCGCGTAATTCTTCGGGGGTGAGAGTGTAGGTCAATCGACTGTGCTGCACTGTGGTGATAAGTTGGCTCATTGTGGCTCCTTGTTGAGTTTTTCGGCTAATTGGCAGGCTTGTTGGTCTGGCGTGGCGGTTTCCTTGTCGCGTCCGAGCGCTTCGAGCACGTGAGAGCATTGCCACGTGTGTATGTGTGGTTTCGAGGGTGGTATGCCGCTCATGTTGGCACGGCGTTGACACCAGCCTTTCCACAGGCGCGTCCAGTCGTTGACGGTGTGTGTTTCGTTTTGGTGGCGGTCCGCGAATGCGAGCCATGCGGATTCGAGATCGAGGTTCGGATATTCCACGGCCAGCGTCTCGTCGGTTTTGCCGCACTCCCGTGATTCGCCGAAATCCTTCACCCCGCTTTCTTTGGAGAAAGAAGAAGAATATTCTTCTTTCTCTTTCTTTTGGGTTCTGGTGTTCTGGTGTTCTGGTGTTTGTCCCGATGTAACAGCGTTACAGTTCCGATGTAACGCCGTTACATCCGATTCGTTGCGATGCTTGGCCACGCGCTCGGCGCTTTTCTTCCTGGCGTGCAATACCTGCTCTTTGGTGCGGTTATGCTCGGCGTAGTCGTGGATCAGCCATCCTTCCTCCACCTCTTCAAGCATTCCCTCGTCCACGAGCGCCTGCACTTGTTCCGGTGTCGCTCCGATGTTGGACAGCATGGCGCGACGTGGTACGAAACCGTCCGTGAGCCTGTCCCCGCACAACGAGAGCGCCATGCAGTACACGCCAACGGAATCGGCGCGGCCCATGCGCACGAGGTCACGTATCTTGTCGTTGTCGTAGAAGCCGTTCACAAGCTGCACGTAGCCGCGTCTAGCCATCGCCTAATCTCCTCTTGTGATTCCGTCGTGGTCCATCGAATCCAAAGCTTTTTCGAGTTCCGCCAAGCTTGGTGGTGGCCAAGGAAGAATTCCAACATCTTCCATCACATGCTCCCGAATCGCTTGTAGAAGACATCGTCGGTCATGCCGTACAGCGGGATAAAACGCTGCCTGAATTCGGACAGCCTGTATCCGCAGTAGGGGCATGTGACGTAGTATGTGCCGACGGTCTCGCCGCAGTGGGCGCATTCCACGTATCTGATCGTCTTGCTCAATTCGTCCTCTTTCCGTTTGCTTTGACCATGGCCCAGAGAATTTCGCTTGCCGGACGCCTCCGGTATGACAGGTCGTTGTAGGAATGCACATAGTCGAGAATCAGTTTCGAGCCGGTCGAATCCGGTGTCAGGATCGCGTTCACTCGCGGCGGCACCATCTTCTGCCACACAATCTCGTCGCACAGTTCCTTCGTGCAGACCAGATAGTTCTGATCGCCGTAGAACGTCAGTCCGT